ATCGCCAGCCTTGAAAGAGAGATCGACGAAATCGACGCGGCTGATATGCCGCAGGGCGACAAGACGAAAAAATACAAAGCAGCGGCGCAACGGTTTAAAAACGCGCTGTTTACGGATAAGCGAAAGTATCGCGGTAAAGGGCTGGAAAAGCGTATTACGTCAAATACTTATAACGCCTATATGTCGCGAGCCAGAAAGCGTTTCGATGACCGGTTGCACCATCACTTCGCAAAAAATATCGAGCGCCTGGCTGAACGTTACCCGCTGTACGCGCCGGAACTGCAGGACTGGTTGAATATGCCCGCGAAGGATATACGCCAGCAAAAATCCGCCCTAATCACCCGGCTGCGTAACATCCTGACGCTGGCCGAGGAACTTACCGACGTGAAGCTGGGAACAAAAGCGGCAGAAAAACGGCTGGTGACACTCGGCAACAAATATCCGGCGTGGAAGTTTGGCCTGCATGATCTGGCCGGGCCGGACTGGAAAGAGGCCCGCGATCACCTCTACAAGTGGTTCCAGCAGGGAACGCGGCTGCTGGCCGAACTGGAACCGCTACGCATCAACCACGACGTGCTGTACAGCCTGCAACTCAGCCCGACCGAGCGCAGCTCTATCCAGCAGCGTTGGGTAGACGTGCTGAACACGAAAAAGCGGGCCGCCGTTCTTATTGATTATCCGGCCTATATGCAGGGCATATACGACATCCTCCGCACGCCAGTGGCGCGCTGGGATCTGACTACACGCGTCGGCATGGCTCCGCTGGCGTTTGCGCTGGCAGCCGTATCGGGCCGCCGCCTGATTGAAATCATGCTTCGCGGCAATTTTAAGCCGGTCGCTAAAAATGCCGTTGAATTTACCGGGCACGTTAAGAAACGGACCGACAACAACACCGCGCATATTATTTACACGCTCTGTGACAGCGACCTGTTTATCGAGCGACTGAACGAGCTACGCAGCTGCCCGGCAGCATCTGATTTTCATCAGGTCATGCAGGGTTACGGGGAGCTCGATACACGATCAGAGAACGGGCGCGTAAGCGATATGTTGTCCGGCGGCTTTAATATCTGGGTAAAACGATTTTTTAACGACGACCGGCGGGTATTCAAAGACAGCCGCGCCATCTATGCGCGCATCGCCTACGAGATGTGGTTCCGGCACGATCCCAAATGGGCTGGCGTGGACGAGGATGTGTTTTTCGGCCAAATGCTAGGCCACGAAGACGAAAGCTCGCAGATGCACTACAAGCAGTTCAAGCTGCACAATTTTTCACGCACATGGAAGCCTGACACGGGCGAGGATAACCAGCGCCTGTTCCATCTGCAAATGCTGGACGATCAGATGCCAGGCTTCGCACGCGGTGACTCAGCCGTGCGGCTGCACGAAGCCGTGAAACAGATTATTGATGAAAATCCCGAGGCAAAAATTACCAACAGCACGCTGCGAAAGCACGGTTTCAACACGCTGCTGATCAGCCGTTATCTTGAATTTGCCGCCGATGCGCTAGGACAGGAGGTAGGCGAAAATGGCCAGTATCAGTTAAAGCGAACCAGCGCGCCTATCGTGATGGACCCGACGCAGGCCACGATGCCGGAGGAAGAGGACGATTTAGGCTACGAAGGCGACGGTGAAGACGACGACGAGGACGACGACAGCGACGAAACGCTGGAAGAGGATGAGATTGAAATAGACGACGTCCCGGAATGCGATGCGCCTGAACCAGCCGAACCAGAGGCAGAGAAAAGCGCGCCACCGATGCGCCCGCGTTTCGACGCGCCAAAACACAATGCCGATGGCACATGGAAGGTCCGCTACGAATTTGACGGGAAGGAATATAACTGGATAGGCCCGGCAGAAAACATCCGCGAGGCTATGCAAAAAGCCTGGCAGGCGTACCACGACTAAAACAACTGGGGCCACGGCCCCAGTTTTTCTATCCCGCCTTAATACGCACGTCATTCAGAACGTGCGTTATCACGCCAAAGCACAGCTCGCTTTCATCATGCGCCTCCTGTTCGGTAAGGGGAATGCGCCGGTCCGGGTTATCCAGTTCTTCCAGATGCACCAGCGGCGAAGTGCGATACCTGACCAGCCGAAATTCCCCGTTTACCTGCGCCGCAATAATGCTGCCGTCAACCGGAACGAGCGCACTGTTCACAATCAGCAGCGCGCCCTTTTTTATTGCTTCGCGCCGGGAATCGGTTGCAGCCTTAAAATAGTAAACGGATGCGCCGTGGGTATTACAAAGCGCATCAAGCGAGAGTCGATTTTCTGTGTAATCAGTTGCAGGAGAAGGAAAGCCCATAATTTTTATCTCGCTATATACTGTATTTTTATACAGTATAAGCGAGCCAGTAAAATAATGGAAAGCGGCGGCGTTGTGACGCTGTTTATCCTTATGAAAATAACGGGGAAATATTCCCCCAGCGGGATTATCGCAGCGCTTAATTTACAAAGAAAAGCTCGTCGGGATGGTCCTGAAAATATTGCACTGGGCGGAAAGACAGCTCGCTGTAAATGCTGATTACAGTGAATGATGTGAACAGCGGCACGACGAGCGCAACCGGCAAAACGCAGATCCAGACAAGCCAGGCGACAGGATGCCACCATCTAAACAGCGGGCGGAAAATGTCGCCATCCGCATAGATGCGAAACGCGCCCATTTTCCACAACAGCCAGCGGATGCCTTTCATCTTGGCCCGCTGGTAGTCCCATGCTTCCTGAATCAACGCGGGCGTTGTCAGATGTTGCGCTCTCAGGTGTCTCACGTTTATTCCTCTTAAAGCCCGGCCCGGTGCGGTTTCAACGTGATCCAGATGTTCCGTTATTTATAAGACATAACAAAAGATCTGGATCATCATTCCCGCACCGTTTTGCCCTTCTGTCAGTTCGCCTCAAGGCGTTTAAGCGCGGCATGTTCTGCCGGGTTCAGGCTGCCAATATGGTCCGCAAGATACAGGCCCGCCAGCGTTGAGCGCGTCAGGCTGGCTGGCATGGCTGCCAGTTGCGCCATTTCCGACGGACTCAGCACGCTGCGTACCCATCCGAACGGTACCGGCGTGTTGGCCAGCGCCCGTTCCACTACCACCGCGTCACCGTGTTCCGGCAAGGTCACACTGGCGGTGAGTTGGTCGGCATTGAGTGATCCAGATCTTTCGTTATCTATAAACACAGACATAAGATCTGGATCATCTTCTTCCCGCATATCTTCCGCGTCGTGCTTGAGGTTATAGAACGATTTCCCGGCCTCGGCACGCAACGCATGGAGGTTATTCATGAACGCGAAGGATTCTTCTTCCAGACGCATTACACGCGCCCCACGCGCCCCGAGGCGGTCATTCTCAACAGACCAGCCTAAAGCCCCGCAGATGTCCTTAAAAACGATGTCTGGGCGTTTCTTCGCACCATTGCGGCCCAGATAGCCACCGAAGCGCAGCGTAGTGTTAAACGCGCGCACGCTTACCATATCCACCACCGCTTGCAGGGCGGCCTTTTGGGCGTCTCTGGTCGCGTAGCCTTCGCCGGTTTCGATGTCGATACCGCACGTTTCAAAATACAGGCGAAGCGCGTTGCGGTGATATAGCGCGTTAATACGGTTAGGAACCTCAACCAGACGCTGCCAGCGCACTTTCGGACTGACTACCAGCGGTTGCAGCGCCCGGAACTTTTCGTCGGCTTCTGCGCGGGTATGTGCCAGCACGTTCACGTACTGAACGCGCCCGGCGCGCCGGAAACTGTAGCTGAAGTTTTTAAGCTTCTGGTTAAGGTCAATAGCGGCCGCCGTGGCTTCATCCATGCGCATCAGCTCCAGCAGGCTCAGTTTCTTGCGCCCGCCTTCCATAAAGAACTCCAGCGACTCAGGCGTGACCGGCAGCATCAGTTCGTGCTCGATCTCATAGCGGGCAAGCTGCGCCTGCTGCACCACGTCGAGGTATTCGGCCTCGAGCAGCGCGTCTCGCTCATCCTCGGTTGGCGTTTCGGCTTCCATGTGGATCAGGACGGTCTGGTCCCAGACGCGTTCGCGTGCTTCGCGGCGCATAGACTTACCCGCATCGCTTGCAGCTTCATCTTCTGCGAGCCGTTCGACATCATAGCCATCGGCCTCCAGAATCAGCAGCAGGTTGTTGCGGAAATCATTACGCGACGCCGCTTCCTGCGCGGCAAGGTGAATCTGCATGTCGGTGAAGTCGGAGTCGTCCAGGCCGAACGACACGCGGCCCGTTTCTTTGTCGAACGCGACGTCGGACACGTTACCCAACACGCCATCGGTGTAAAGGGTCGCATCGGCATACGCGCCCCGGCGTTCGTCGACGCTGGTTTCTTTGCGTCCGGGAAGTTGTTCAATTCCCAGCATGAACGTGTGCGCCTTTCGGTCGCGGCGCAACATCTGGATCGCATCCGACGGGACAATTTGCCCGCAGAACATACCGAAATGGCGGGTAAAGTGTTTGACCTCCAGCGACACACCGGACGAGATCGCCGGGCTGTAAATCAGGCCATCATACTTCACCGCTTCAGCGTTCGGTTTATCAGTGAACGCTTCCACGTCGGGCAGCTGCTTAGTGTCCTGGCTGACGTAGAGGAATTTCTTTTCGGGGTACGTTTCACGCAGATGATCGTAAATGCTGCTGCCGAACGCTTTCGAATCCGTCGCCACGAGGACTTTTTCGTCTTTTTTCACGGCGCGCGTGATTTCCAGAAACAGGCGGTCGCGGTCCGTATGCACAACGCGGCGCTTGTGCGGGGCGGAGCCGTCATCCGGTACGAACATATCGTCGGTGGCCAGATCGATAATATGAATTTTCGACCAGCCCGGAATACCTAACGCCTGGCGGCGCTGCAGCACCAGTTCAAGGAAGGTGACCAGCGTATCGTTGGCGTCGGCGTCGGCCATCAGCGCGATGCCGTCGGTGCGCGCGAATGCGTCGACCAGATGGTTAAACACGGCAACCTGCCGTTCCATCGCTTTACCCACCAGAACGGCGCGCAGGCACTGCGTGGCTTCATCAAGGCCAACAAAATCATGGTTGTGAACCAGCGGCTGCCACTTGTCTTTAATGATTGAGTTGATGCAGATCGTCAGCTTGTTGATGGTTTCCGGCGGGATGCCGTTCAGGTCATCGCGGTAGTAAAAAATACCGGCGTCGGCTGACGTGCTGCTGTCGTCGCGCAGCTGCATCACGTCGTGCATGGAACTCATCAGGGCCACGCGGTTCGCCATGACGAACGCGCGTAACGCATCCTGCATCAGCGGGCGCAGCATCTCTTTCGTTTTTCCGCTGCCCATCGGCGCGCGCATGATTACCGGCCCGGTCGGGGCACGCTTCTTCACCATTGCCAGCGTTTTCTTGGTGATCTTGGTGTCCGGCAGGCGCGTATATGTGACGTGCGACGGACGTTTGGACGGGTCCGTAATGTTTTTGCTGAATGATCGCGGAGCCTGCGCCTGCTGGCGCTTGACGCGGTATTGCCAGTCGAGGCGGCTGCAAACGTTCACGACAATTTGTTCCGGCGCATTCATGCTGGCCAGCAGACGGGTAAGCAACGATTTAAGGTGATCGAATGAGATAACCGCCGGGCAATTAAGCATGCCAGTGTCTACGCAATCAAAAGCCTGCTTTTCGAAGGAAGGCAGGCGCGCATCGGCAAAGCTCAGTTTCAGCAGCGCTGCTTCAAACAGGTTTGCCGGAAGCGAGAGCCGGTTGCCGGTGTTTTTAAGCTGGCGCGCGGTTTCTTTTGCGCCTTGCGACACATACAGGTCGTTAAAGTCGGTGCCGGGTACGTCGTGAAAAACCGGGTACACGCACAGCACTTTGTGATCCGGGAATGCCTGGAGGATTTCCAGACCGGTTCGCAGGCCGGTGTTACCCATGCCCGGCCCTTTATTATCGTTATCCAGCAGGCAGACGATTTCAAAATCGCTTTCCAGCCCGATAAGCTGGTTAACAACGTGCTTCATGTTGTGAGCCGATACGGCCACAACAATGGCGTCGAAGCGGTCAGGATCGGCAAGATACGCCGCTGCGCCGGTCGCGAAGCCTTCCACCACGCCCACGCGTTTTGCATTTACCAGACTGCCGATAACGTGGCACGCGCCGGAAAAGGTGACGCCTTCAATCGCCTGCGTTTGCTTTTTCTCACCGCTGGCAAAGATCCGCTGCCAGCCCGCCAGCTTTCCCGCCAGCGCACCGTTCAGGTGTGCCAGTGGGATTGCCATAAATTCAACGGGTTGAGAATTGTAGCCATTGCCCGGCAGGGTAACGCGGCGAACGTTACAGTGCGGGAAAATACCGGCGATCTGTTTAGACACGGCATAGGGATGCGTGCCGTCTTCGCGCGGTGCGGCGTCAAACGCCTCTTTGATTTTGTGCCAGTGCTGCAGGGCGCGTTCGGCCATGCGGCGCTGTCGGGCAGCGGCCTGCGCAAGTTGTCTGTCGCGTTCCGCCTTACTGGCTTCCTGCTGGCGGCGTTTTTCTGCCAGCCTGCGCTCTTCCGCAACAGGGTCTGGGGCCACGGCCCCAGTTCGCGCCCGGTAAGCGTTAAAAAGGCTCCACAGAAGGTTTTCACCCTTCCAGATGCCACACGTACTACCGCGATACACGAAGTTGATAAACGGAAGCAGGAGACCTGATTTTTCAAGCTGGACGCGGGAATAGAGATCGACGCGACCTTTGTCTGCTTTTTCAAGCGCAACCGGCGGTCGCAGGTTGTAAGAGGAGTAACGGCTTTCGGGGCCGCCCGTCTGATGCAGGACGACTTGCGAAGCGGTGGCAGACCAGTCAATGCCTGCCAGTGCCGCCATATCTGCGAGTTCGTTGAATCCAGCCCGCAAAACCTCATAGGGGTCGGAGTTAAACTCCGACTGGTAAAAATCCGTTAAAGTCATTTTATAACCAGTAAAAGTACGCATTAATCTTGCGCACAGGCACCAGTCGTGGCTACAATGACAACTCTTGAGTAGTATGTCATTTGATGGTGCCACAACCAGCAAAATGAATTAGAGAGAAAACCCGGTCGGCAAAACCGGGTTTTTTTTCGCCCGGAATCCGTGTTTTCGTACACTAATTCGCCATGTCAAATAGCCAGCTGTACGCGGTGTTATCACCGGCAAAATGATAACAGTGTACACCTGGCTAAACAAATCTTGTTTATAAATCTAAACAGCAAACTTTGTTACAACGAACGATCTCGCGACAGACAGCACCGGATAGAGAAACGCAATATCTTCAAAACTTTTTACTAAGCGTTTTTGCCCGTCATTTACAGAAGCAAATGTGAACTGCCCGTCCCTTTCTGCAAGTAAAATAAGCAATTCGGGTACGGTATCACCGTTTGAAAATTTAACCAAATGATCCTCCCCCACGATATGAGCCTCGGCAGGGTCGAAGATCGCAAAATCGCCCGTCCGGTATGCCGGGCTACTGGCTTCTTCATTGACGCGAAGCGCAAAGCAACGTCGGTGTTCAGACGTGGGCAAATCCACGAAGGAATATTCATCTGGCGTGCGAATCCCGTGCGCCAGATAAGCCGCACTTGGCCCGCTTTTAAAATCTCCGACTATCGGGATGCCATTGTTCGGTGCGGTGTCTTTCCCTGTAAGAACCCACTCTACTGATTTTCCGTAATATTTAGCCAGTTTCATAGCAAGGTCGAGCGTGGGCATTGCATCGCTGCGTTCCAGCACACTCAGGCCAGCGGGTGAAACTCCAGCGTAAGCAGCCACACCGCGCAGCGAGTAATCGCCACCGGCCCCCTTTTGCGAATTTTTTAGGGCTTCGCGTCGCGCCCTGAGCCACGTTCCTCTATTCATGTTCAAGATGATAAAGGATCTTTGTTTACCCAGCTATACATAGCAGCGAAAAAGCGCAGAAAAATTGAGCACACCTTTTTGTTTAGGATTATAGACAAAAAGTGTTTATCAAAGTTAACATATACACCATGAAAACACAGGACGTCATCGCGCATTACGGCAGCGTCGCGCGGGCTGCAAACGCACTAAATCTTTCACGTCTCGCCATCTATAAATGGGGCGAAGACGTGCCGCCTTCGCGTGAGTTCGAACTGGAGGTGAAAACCGCCGGTGTGCTGGTCTCGGACTACACGCGTAATCAGGCCGCCGGAACGCCATCCGGGCGGCGCACAAAGGGGAAGCGGTAATGTTGGAAGAGTACGTCCGGGACCAGCTTCGCACGGCCCTTTGCGACCTGCCATTAGGGCAGAAGGGCCAGATTGCGATCATGAGTGACATGGCCGCCGGGGATGCCTTCACCGACAGGCCCACGCGCACGGTGGTTTCAGGTACAAGCGCGCTACAAATCGACGCTGAGCCGGTGAGATACCGTGAAGGAAAAAAGTATAAGCAGAATAAGCCCCTGATTCTGGAGGCGACTTTCAAAAGCGGCATCTGGCGACAGGCGGTAAATAAGCTGCCCGATCCGCAGTTAGCCTGGGCGAAATACTGCTACGGCGAGGACTTAAAATTTGATCATCAATTGATCATTTGTAAAGAGGTCTGGGACCGGTTCCTTGTCCGGGAAAATGAAACCCGGCAGCGGAAAATTGCAGAAAAAATGCAACAAAAGCTAAAGAAGCTGGTTTTTCTGGCAATTCAGGTGTCCGTCGGCCAAATCAGAGGGCCACGCCTTGAATATAGCAACGAAGCCCTGAGCCAGCTTTTAGGAATTAAGCCAAATAATTTTCATGGCCACTATTTGCCGCGCTGGTCGCTGCTGCTGGCCGTCTGTAATGAACTGGACAACGAGGTGATCGCACATGTGGGACGGCAGCACAAAGCCGAACGCGACTGGCGGCGACGTACCCGCGTGCCTGTGTAAACAGGTCATGCGGCGGCGATGGCCGGTCAGGCCGGTTATGCGCCGGTCCAGTGTAACGGGCGAATTTATCCTATTTTGCCCGTCCTGCAAGATTCGGACCTATCCGTCTACCAACAAGCAAAGCGTAATCGCTGAATGGTGCGGCATGAACCGGCCCGGCGATCCTCACATCGAGCAGCTCTGGCAGGAGAAGTTCGACTTTCAGCAACAGCAGCCGGTTAACAATCCACACCCGGCCTGAATGGGGCCACGGCCCCACCTTAAAGGAGGAAATTATGATCTCCGACGTGTATGCAAAAGCCGGTCGCAATGCTGCTCCGTTATCAGAATATGATTACACGCAGGAATATTTATTAAGGCTGCGCGGATCGCCTTATATTCCTGTCAGAAGGAAAACAGATTTCAGGCCGAAACCGAAAATAAAAACAAGAAGCAAATATTTTACTCCATTAATGGTGTCAATAAATAAATCCAGACCAAAAGGAAATTGAATTAAATATGAGCCTGTTTAAATCTGTGTTCCCGTTTATGGTGGCGAGCGAAATACCAGAAAATATAAAAGCGTGCCTGGCTGATTATGCGTTTAAAAATTTGTCCGGCACATTACATGAATCAAAAGGCTTTGATTATTTAACGCCGGGAAACCAGTTTATCGTCGCGGATAATCGCTGGCTGTTTAAATATATTGAAAATAAAAGAACAGCAAATCGCCACGCTGTGAATATGATTTTTCAGGAATGGTTACAGAAAGCAACAGAGGACGGGCGCGAGCCGGATAAGGAAAGTCAGGACGCCTATCGGGAACAGGCGACGCGTGAAGTGCTGAAAACGGCCCCGATCAGCGAGACGGTTGTGTTTATCCTGTTTGATGCGAACGTAGGGCGCGCGTGGTGTGCCGGGAGCACGGTGTCCAAGTGCCAGGCGGCTCTCCGATGCCTGCGACGTGCGATAGGCAGCCTCAAGACTACACCGCTCACGTATGACTTCGCCGGGCGTCTGCTGTCGCGCCAGCTCTGCAAGGGAATGCAGCAGGCTGAAGGCTTCCCGGATAATTTATTTATTTATCCGAACGGCAAGCTGGTCGCGGCCAGTGAAGACCAGAAAGTTACTTTTGACGGCGTGGATCTGCGCGACGAAGGCGTGGGCGAGGTGCTGTCTGGCATGGAGGTGCGTGCGCTGGAGATAGCGCTGGTCAAGCCGGAAACCAAAGGCGATCACGAAGTGGTGGCCACCTGTGTGCTGCATGTTCCGCAGACCGGGCCGGTCCATATCAAAGCGTTTGACTATAACGGCGCGGCGGCGGGCGCAGAGGGCGATGAGGCGCACCACTACGCGACTGAAATGCTTATCGTGTCCGGGTTAGCCTGGGAGATTTTCGACACGCTGCGCGCGTGGTTTCACGGCGCGAACGGGGCAACACAAGGTTAACCCACCAGCCCGCGCCACCCGGCGCGGCTGACCTGTGCCGGGCCGGTAAGCCCGCCGCTGTCATTAACAGAAACAAGTTATTTATTGTGCCGCGCTATTGATTCGTATACGGGGCCGTTTTATTCGTTCTGCTTGCGAAATCCTTACACTGATGGCAATTGTGTAATCCATAAGCTAACAGGCTCACCACTGCTTATTAGGAATATTCATACTCAAAACTTTAAATAACGATCAAAAGTTTTCTACACACTGACGGGATTAATTCACTGCAAACTTAACCGGCCCTAATTTAATTCAATTTCTTACTGTTTTAAGTAGACGAGTTCCGTCAGATCGGATAATGTAGCCGCTCACTCAGATTTCTCCTAAACCCAATTCTAGCCATATGTTTCATCGAGAAAGATATATGGCGCTAACGCCGCTCACGGCGTGATATGTCAGAACTATAGTTAATAACGGATTGTAACAATGACGAACGACACAACCTCACACCCGGCCCTTGCGCGCCTCCAGAAAGATCTGATCCATGCGGTAGCGGGCCTTCGCTGCATTCGCGACATCATCATTCACACCGAAGGCGCAATGGCTACCCCGGAACACGCGCTGATTTTGCTGGAAGGTGTCCTTGACGGGCTGGAAGGGTACGCAGACGGCGAAAAGCTGGCGATTCAGTAACCCGGCCTGCGTCATGAGTTTGGTATGGGGCCGTGGCCCCAGTTCTGGTTACTGTTTGAACACCACGTTAAAATTGAACGTCGCGCCGCACGCTTTTGCATACCGGTCCAGCGTCTTGAGGCTTGCGCCCAGCGGGTTCTTTTCCAGATTGGTGATCGCCGATGGCTGGATGTTCAGTCGGCGCGCCAGCTCTGTCTTTGTGATTTTTGCGTGTTCGCGCATCGTGTGCAGCGCTTCCAGAATAGCCAACTCGCGGTCGGCTTCTTCATACGCTTCCTTTGATTCCGCGCTGTTCAGCATGCGCCCTTTCAACTCTTTGACGGTAACGGGTTTCATTCAAAATCCTCCAGGCGTTGCCTCGCCAGTTTTATCGCACTGGCGGGCGTTTTTTCGGTCTTCTTTACGAAGGCATGCAGCAGGTAAATATGCTGGCCCTTTGCGTAACAGTAAAGGGTCCGGGCAATGTTTGCACCGTTCACCCGCAGTTCAAACAGGCCGCCGCCGATCACCTTGCTGTGTGGCATCTTTAGCTGCCCTTCATTTTCCAGCCGCTCAATCAGCCGGTACATCTGACCGCGAAGGCGGTCCGGTAATTCTTCCAGCTCCTGCGCCGCTAGTTCGTGCGCTAACACCTTGTACATGGCTCCTCCGTTTCAGTGGGAAAACTATAGCTCTGAATTAAATTAAACTCAATTACTAAATTTCACTAAAAAGTGAAATTGTAGCTTTACGTTTAAGTGCGCCAGAGCTACATTGCGTCTCGTTGCGGGACGCCACCCGCAGCGAACACCCATAAACGACAGGAGATACACAATGGAAAACACACTTTCACCCCTTGAGTTCAGCTTCGGCGGCGGCAACGTCAAGGTGGAGTTTCTGCCCAAACAGGTCATGGTTAACTTTTTCGGTCGCCGTTTAGATTTCACCGCAACCCAGGCGGCCCTGCGCGAACGCTGCCGCGTTGAAATCCGCCAGGCGGGTATGTCTGCGCATCTGGAAAAAGTGCTGCGCCGCAAAAAGTAACTTAAATGTGAAAATTCACTAAAAAGTGAAAATAAAGCTGGCTACGGAAGGCCAGCAGAGTTATCTTACTTTTCAAGGCGGGACGCCACCCGCCGAAACCAAAAAATACGACAGGAGAACCAAATGAAACAGATTAAAGCGCAGCCAATGTGTAGCGAAATGAGCACTAACCCGGCGGACCGTCTTGCTTATGTGCGCGAGATGCTTCAGGAACTGCAGGGTAACGTTGCCTGGATTCAGGAAGAAGTGCGCGACACGATGCAGGGTCTTGCCCTTCGCGGTCTGGTGATGGAGTTTCAGGATCTGATTGGACAGATTGAAGTGGTTCAGTCGGTAATTAACAAATAAAAATGCGATTGGGGCCACGGCCCCAATCTTAACCCGCGCGGGACGCCACCCGCGATTTAAACGACAGGAGAGCATATGAAAACGATTAGCAACCAGCATGCGTGGGCCGAACTTGCCAGCGCGCAGGATGGCGTTACCCGGACCAGCGATAATTTAAACCGATTTTTAACCCGCCTGAACGAAGACGAGAGCGCGGAAGGCTCAATGCTGGGCGACCAGATTACAGAAGTACGGAATCAGCTAGAGGACGCAAAACGCCGCCTGCGTATGCTTGCGAACTACTACATCAATTAACCGGGTTTAGCCCGACAAACCCTGCGCGGAACTGTCCGCGCTTTTTTACTTTCCGCGTTTTGCGGGAAGCAGTAAAAGGAAGAAGTAAGAATGACAACGAAGACACACCACGCGATTTATGACGAACTGAAAACAGCGACCGAGCAAATGATCGCGGTATCAGATCGCCTGCGCAGCCTGGCAAATGAAGTGCGGAACGAAGGCAGCCTGGAAGCTTCATTGCTGACCACGATGCTGTATGACGTGCAAACCCCTATGTCGGACGTAAAGAAGACGCTGCGCGCACTGACCAGCAGCTACGGCAACCACCTCCATGCGACCACACCAGCAAACCAGCAATGATAAAAGCGCGATACGTTGCCCCGGATAACCGGGGCTTTTTTTTGCCTGAAATTTAGATATTCACTTAAAATTAAAAATTCACTAAAAAGTGAAAATAAAGCTCGCTACGGTCCGGCACCAGAGTTAGATTGGTGTTCAAGGCGGGACGCCACCCGCTGAAATCCGAAACAAGAAAAACGACAGGAGAAACAACATGAACGCAGCGACTTTCAACAATATCAATAACTGGCTGATCGGCTTATGGAAGCATTACGCGAAGGTGAACTGCAGCCCTTCCGGCTTCGGTGAAAGAATGGAGCGTTATTTTCGTTTCTTTTGCAGCACGCCTGAAAAGCTGGCCGCAGTGATCAAGGGGCTGAGAGATCGCATCGTGATCAATAACTGGGTAATCGTCAGCACTTGCGACGATAACGAGCGCAGCAGCCACAGCTACGCGTGCATCGTCATGCGCGAACTGATGCGCCGCCTTGAGGGGCATTCCCCGGATTACCGCATCCTTTAAGCCCGCTCGCCCCGGCAGCCAGCCGGGGCATCACAGGAGAAGAAATGAAACACATTAAACAGCGCCTGCTTAGCCCGCTGGCGGCGGGCTGCATCTGCCACACCCTGAGCCAGCGTGTCGGCCTCGCAGAGTTTCGCAGCGCCTACCGCCATCACCGCAACGAAGACCGCAGCAGGACCGCCAGCGGCCTTCTGCGCGCCCGCCAGCATGTTCGCGCACAGGTGGCGCACTGGCAGGCAGAACTGGCGGCAGACGCCGTACAGGCCGACAAGGTGCGCATCCTGAACAGCGCGCACCTGACCAGATGGAAAAAAAGGATAAACAAATAAGTATAATTTCATCAAAAAGTGAAAATAAAGCTCGCTACATAACGGCACCAGAGTTACATTGATGTTCAGGACGGGACGCCACCCGCAGACCACACAGGAAAACCAGAATGAACACAAAAACCGCCTACGAACTGCTGACCGAAGCCGCCCACAGTGCAGGCGAGCGCGGGGAAAAGGCACGCCAACATGCCCTGCAGTTAGCAAAGGCGCTGGTCGCAAAGCACTTTCTCAGCGACCTGGCTGAAAGCGCGGCCATGTTGCGCCATGAAGCGGTAAAGCGCGAGCGCGGCGGCTTAGTGGCGAACGCCACCTGCCTCCATTACGCGGCAGGATTGTTGACGAATTATAAAGAATGAAAATTCATTATTGACTTAAAGTGAATAAATAAGTTAATATTTTTCCACGCTGGGCAATCTACACCCCGCCCACAGAAAACCGCCTTCGGGCGGTTTTTTTTCGTCTGCAATAAGCCCGCCGGGCGCAGTTCAACAACCTGCTCCGGCGCGTCGCCTCTGCGACCGTGACCGGGCCATAATTTCCCATGACTTTATGACCAACACCGTCCAGATTGGCGCGGCGCAGCTCGTCTGCGCTGATTCGCTGCAATTCATTAAAACGCTGCCTGATAACAGCATCGACCTTATCGCCACCGACCCGCCTTACTTCCGCGTAAAAGACAACGCGTGGGACCGGCAGTGGAAAAACGACGACGCCTATCTGGCGTGGCTCGGCGAAATGGTGGCTGAGTTCTGGCGCGTTCTGAAACCGACCGGCTCCCTTTATATGTTCTGCGGGCACAAGCTGGCAGCCGACACCGAAATTCTGGTGCGCGAGCGGCTTAACGTGCTGAATCACATCATCTGGGCGAAGCCATCCGGGACGTGGAACCGGCAGAACAAAGAGAGCCTGCGCCAGTTCTTCCCGGCGACCGAGCGGATCATCTTCGCCGAACACTACGGTGCAGAAAGCACCGCCTCCGGCGCATCCGGCTACGCCGCCAAATGCGAAGAACTGCGCAAGCAGACGTTTAAACCGCTGATTGATTACTTCGCCAGTGCGCGCGCCGCGCTGGGCGTCAGTGCGAAAGAAATTAACCAGGCGACCGGCACGCATATGTGCAGCCACTGGTTCAGCGAGTCGCAATGGCAGCTGCCGAAGCGCGAACAGTACGAAACCTTGCAGGCGCTGTTTGCCCAAAAGGCGCGCGAGAAAGGTGAAGCCGAACAACTGGCAAAAACGCATGAAGGGTTGCAGACGGAGTATGAGTCGCTCAAGCGCGATTATGACGGCCTGCGGCTGGAATATGACGATCTCCGCGAGCGCTACGAAGAATTACGCCGCCCGTTCGCCGTGTCCAAAATGGTCCCGTTTACGGACGTCTGGACCTACCCGCCGGTGCAGTATTACCCCGGCAAACATCCCTGCGAAAAGCCCGCTGACATGATGGCTGACATCATTCGCGCCAGCACCCGACCGGGAATGGTTGTCGCTGACTTCTTTATGGGTTCGGGTTCAACGATTAAGCAGGCGCTCAAGCTGGGCTGCTCTGCGATTGGCGTCGAACTGGAAACCGCAACGTTTGAAAACACGGTGGCAAAAGTGGACGAGTTCCACGCGGCGCTGACCGATTAAGGGGCTAAATCACCCCTACCGCATACGGAGAGATTGCCGAGAGGATTAAGGCAGCGGTCTTGAAAATCGCCGGTCGCAACGCGGCCCATGAGTTCGAATCTCATTCTCTCCACCACGTACCAGACTGGGGCCACGGCCCCAGTTCCCCGGATAGAAAGCACATGAGGATGTGCGGTCGGCTGTTAACCGAAGGGCAGCGGGTTCGAATCCCGCTCTATCCGCCAAATCCCACCTGCCGCACGGACCGCCGTGGGGAAGAGGCTCAACTATGGACAAAATCACACAGGTCACGAACGTTGCCGCCTATGGCGCTTCCACCGGTTCGTTCGGCTACTGGTTCTACAAGCTCACCACGTCAATGACGCCTGACCAGTGGGCCGCCGTTGGTGTTATGGGCAGCCTTGCGTTCGCGGGCCTGACTTATGTAACAAACGCCGTTATTAAGGTCTGGGCTATCAAGCGCGGCTACAAATTGCCTGATGACGAGGGCTGACGGATGCGCCTGGTATTTCCGTCTCGCCTGATGCGGAAAATCATCGCCGCCAGCGGCGCAGGCGCGCTGGCTATTGCGGTCGCCTTGCTTGGCGGTCACGACGGCGTTGAGGGCCGCCGCTATACGGCTTATCAGGACGTGGGCGGCATCTGGACCGTTTGCGACGGTATAACCGGTTCCGACGTTAAGCGGGACCACCATTACACGGATCGGGAATGTGATGCGCTTCTGGCGAAGCACCTCGCCCCGGTAAAGCGCGTGGTAGATAGTGCGGTAAAAGTGCCGCTCGATGACTATACGCGCGCCTCGCTTTACTCCTTCGCCTATAACGTGGGAACCGGCGCTTTTCAGCGTTCTTCTCTGTTACGGCATCTCAACGGCGGCGACACGGTGCAGGCGTGTGATGACATGCGTGCCTGGGTAAACGTGAACGGCCAGCGCAATCGCGGGCTGGTTTACCGGCGCTATATCGACCGGACGGTTTGCATGATGGGGACCAAATGAAAGACCTGATCATTTCCATTTGTCTGGGCGTGCTGATTGTTTTGATCGGCACCCTGCTTATTGGCGCATTATCCGGCAGTTACTGGATCGGGTTTCTTGCCACGGCCTTGTCTGTCGCGCTCTGGATTTGCGAGGAGCGCCGACGTGAAAAACGCCTTCGTCGTAGCCTGCTTTAGTTTACTGATCCTGATGCTCGGCACGCTGGCGTTTCTGGCGTTCCACTATCACGCGAAATCAGCGGCAGCAGCCGGAAAAATCAGCCAGCTCACCAGCGACAACACCCTACAGTCGGCAACGATTGCCGGGCAGGCGCTAACGTTCCAGACGTTCAACCGGCTAGCCGCCAGCGCACAGCAGCACGCGGCGCACGTTGCCAGCGACAGCGAGGAAAAAACCATTGAATACCGCACGATCCTCAAAAAACAGGCGGTGCCTGTGTGCAGCCAGCTTGTTCCTGCTTCTGTCGCTGACGGGCTGTACGACTACACGGACCGTCTACGTTCCGGCGCAGTGTCCGGCGCTGTCGCCGTCGCTGACCGCCCCGATACTGGTTCCGCTTCCGCCCGCACCCTGACCTACTGTCAGGCGGTTTTATGGATAAACCCGCTCTTGACCGCACTGGACAAGGCAAACGACCAGCTGGCAGGCATTCGCGCCGAAGACGCGCAGCGAACCGCTACCGGCAAATAATCTCCCGCCCGGTTCGGGCAGCAACGGAAATCCAACGTGAAAAAAATCCTCTTCGTCGCGGCGCTGGCCATTGGCCTTGCCGCGCTTTCGGGCTGCGATAGCGCAGACAAAAAAGATCAGGTTATTGCCGCGCAGGCGCAGCAGATTGCGGCCCTGCAACAGCAGCCGTGCGCCCCGGCAGCAGCAGAACAAGCTGCTACAGCAGGCACACCGGTTGCTCAGGCGGCCAGCCCGCAGGTTGTCGCCGCTGCGCCCGCGCCGGTTGTGGTTCAGCAGCAGCCGACGGTTATTCATGAGCGCGACGGCACAGGCGATCTGGTCACCGGCATGATGCTTGGCCACATGCTTTCTGGCGGTGGCGGTGGCGGAGGCGGTGGCGGCGGTTACGCCAGCAACCACACCAGCAACACCACGCACGTCGTGAATAACTACCACGCACCCGCGCCCGCCCCGGCAGCCAGACCGGCCCCGGCGAAGCGCAGCTGGTTCTCAGGCCGCAGCACGGCCAGCAGTTCGGCCAGCACTTACCGTCGCAGCTCGTTCAGCAGCGGCGCGCGGTCCTCGTTTTACTCCAGCCGCAGCAGCTTCAGCAGCCGCCGCCGCTAACCGGGAGGTTCCATCTTTCGAATGTTAAGAGAGCGCCGCCAGCGCCGCGAACGTGAAGCGGCAGAGCGCCGCGCGCAGCTGCGTGGTAAAGCCACCCCGCTGCAAAGCCTGCTGCCCGGCGAGCCTTACGGCGACGGCGTGGCGGAGGATTTTGCAAACGTGCTGATTGCGCAGGCCGAACAGGCTGACGGCAGTCACCACCACCGCCACAGCGCCTCGTCTGGCAGTCATTCGCACAGCCTCGGCAGTCACAGCCACGCGGTTTCTGATTCTGGCAGCCATTCGCATAGCCACAGCCACAGCCACAGCCACAGCCACGACAGCAGCAGCTTTGACAGCGGCAGCAGCTACGGCGGCGACAACGGTTCCAGCTGGTAATGCCATCACCGTGCCAGCCATCCTGGCTGGCACGCTAATGCCATTCCCCGGAGGCAACATGAGTTTTTTCACCTGGCTGGAAGCCAAACTATCCCCAAAGGAGACCAATGTGTCTGAGACTACCGTGTCCGCAGCTTCAACCGCTGCAACCGTATCCGCCTCAACTGATGCGACTGCAACCACCGCTGCAGCAGCCACCGACGCCGTTGATTCTGGCGCATCATCTGATGCTGCCGTATCTGCTACCGACTCGGCTTCAACTGATTCTGCCGCCGCCGTTGCTGATTCTGGCGCTGCTTCTGATGCTTCCGCATCCGTTGCTGCCGCTGATTCTGCTTCTGATGCTACCGCATCCGTGGCGGCTGATTCAGGTAATGCCGCAGCCGCTGCCGTTGCCGCAGAAAATGACGCCGATGAGGCGGTGTCTGACGAAGACGCGGCATCGGCTGGCGTCGATGTTGTGCTGGCAAAGCTCAAGGAAGCGCTGGCGTTCGCCGGTCATGAGTTAGATCACGTCTGGGACAAGGCTGTCGCCTTCGTTAAAACACTGGTTTAACCGCCAGCCGCACAGGCCCGCTCCGGCGGGCCTTTTTTTCTTGAAAGTGAGAGCAGTATGTTAACGGTCAAATACTGGCGTGACCACGCCGCGCTGATTTCAGAAACGCAGGAAGCCTGCATTGCGCGCCCGAAAAGCCCGCAGTATGCAGAAGCGATGGAGTTTGCCAGCGAATTAGGGCTGACGCGCCCGGACGTGATCCAGACGTTCAAAAGCGAAAACAAGCCGCAGGGCGGCGTTCTGGGCTACCTGCGCGGAAAGCAGACGCGGCCGGAAAGCTACGTCACCACCGTTGAGCGCGAAGGCCGCTCGGATTATCCGATTGCCGTCCTGACCCACGACGCCATCGATCCGAATCTGCCCGGCGTCACCGGCACCAGTTATCAGTTTATTTACCAGGGCGATGAAGCGTACATCATGAACCGCTTTGGCCAGACGGTTGAGCTAATCAAGCCGCCGCGCGCCCCGCAGTAAGCGACACCATAAAGCGCCCTGACGGGGCGTTTTTTAGTGTTTCTTTAGTGCGGGATCGCAATCCCGACCGGAGCAATCATGATTTTCACCCCTGACGCCGCGCCCGTCGGACCGGACACCGGCAACGGCTTTCTGGCCAGCGCTGGCCGCGTCACGATTGGCGCAGGCACTGACCTGAGCGACATCGACCTGACCGCCGCCGCGCTGGACAATCGCGTGCGCTTCGCGTGCGACAGTGCCCGTCTGTACTGGGCGGCTGACGGCACGCTGAAAACCGCCGCCGCTGGCGTCTGGCCGCTGGAGTACAGTAACGGCGTCGCCGCAGGGCGCACGCCACCCGAACCGCAGGCGACCAACCTCCAGCTGGAGTGTCGCGGCACGAACGCGGTGAACGCGGGAAATTCGGGCAACTTCTTCTGCGACGTCGGCACCACCGTGGTGACGGAAACCGGCCCGGACGGTGGCGGCATTGGCGCTGTGGATAACGCCTATTTTTACCTTTATGCGGAGTACAACGCGACCGCAGCCGCCTGGCTGGCAACGGCCACCGGCAGCGCACCGGGCGACGCGTGGGAACGGATCACCATCCCGTTTACGCTTACCGCCGCCGCGAACGTGCGCACCTATAACGCGCGTGCCTCGTCTACTTCTTATATCTACGGGCTGACAGCCACAGCGGTTCCCGCAGGAAACGCCGTGGCGTCATTCTTTCGTCGGATGGACGGCAGCCGCCTTATTTCAGGGATGGTACAGGTTGAAACCGGCAGCTATGCCACGTCGCCGGTTATCACCGGCAACAGCGCGGTCACGCGGGCAGAAGCGTTTGCCTATGTGCTGACGCAGAACGCCAAAGGCATGATCGTCACCTACAGCGACGGAACGACCGAAAGCTTTACGTTCAGCGGCGAATATCAGTATCCGCTGCCGAATCCGAGCGCCCACTGGGGCGCGCGCTATATCACCCGGATTGCCTACCAGCGATGAAATACCTCCGTTTCCCTGACGAGGCGACCGCGATAGCGGCCTGCCCGAACTGGCGCAGCGGCGACGACTGGATAGCGCCCAAAGAGCGCACGCAGATTGTCGTGCGCGGCACGATTTATGAACCGGCCACGCAGAGCGAAAGCGGCACATTGACCGCAGGCAACGCGCTGGCCGGTTTTCACATTGACGTGATAACCGGCACGGTTCCGGCAGCCGCCACGGCTTACGAACTGTTGCCGGATAATCCCCGTTTTGAGCAAAGCTGAGGCAACCAATGGCAACCACAGGCATGGAGCCGGACGCGACGTGGCAGCAAATCACCGACGGCACGGAAACGGCAGCGGTGCAGGTAAAGCGGGGCGTTATCGGCCTTTGCGACAACGACGCGCAGCCGGGCAGTGATGCTGAATTTCAGGACCACACCGGCAACCTGACTATCACGCCGCCTACGGTGGCATGGATTAAAAACATCACGCCGGGCAAAGACGGCGTGCCGGGTTATGCAAAAGTCGTGATCATCAAGTGACATGGCCGGTCTTAAAGAGTTATCCGGCCAGCTTCGCAGCCTGCAAAAGCAGATCCCGTTTGCCACCGCGCAGGCGCTGACCAGCGTTGCCCGAAAGATTCAGGCCGCCGAACGCGTGGGGATGCAGCGCAATCTTGAGCACCCCACACCGTTTACCGTGAACTCGGTTGGCTCACAGGGCGCGCGCCGCGACAACCTGACCGCGCGCGTGTTCGTCCGTGACATTGCGGCCAGCTATCTGGAGCCGTTCGAGTTCGGCGGCCAGCACAAGCTGAACAGCCAGGCGCTGCTTAACCCGAAAAACATCAAGCTGAACAAATACGGCAACCTGACGCGCAACAAGATGGCGCAGCTCAAGGCAAAGCCGGACGTGTTTATCGGGGAGATTGACGGCGTAAACGGCGTCTGGCAGCGCAAGAAAGCGAAGGGCCGCAAGGGCGCAAAACGTCGCAGGCGTTCGCGCAACGGCACGCATCAGGCCGCGAAGAAAAGCAGCGCACCAAAGCTGCTGATCCGGTTCGGTGACGCGCTGCCGGTATCGCCGGTCCTCGGTTATATGGACCGTGCCGAAGCGATGGCCACAAACCTTATGCCGGGCGAAATGAGCCAGGCAATAAACGCCGCGCTGGCCAGCGCCCGATAGGAGCCACGATGAAAAACGTAATCCTCCCGCCGCTGGAAGAGTTCACCGCTGCCGACCTTCGCGAAGGCAACGCCGCGCGGGCTATCACCCGCAACAACGCGATCAACGAATGCGCCGCCGCTATCCAGCGCGCAGGCGGCACGTTCAGCCACGAGATCCGCGTTCACACGATTTACCTGGACGACGGTTTGCGCGTGGACAGCCCGCGCTGCCCGCAACTGGGGCCACGGCCCCAACTGCGCAAAATTAGAACAACCGGGGCCACGGCCCCAGCCACCATAAACGAGCCGTAGCCGCTGTTGCCCCGCTTTCACCGTGGGCTATCACGCTGCGGCCTTTTCTTTCACGGACGCCCTATGACAGACCAGAAACGCGCCGCCACGGTCACGATCTACCTGACCGCCACGGATGAAAACGGCAAGCCACTCGCAGGCATTCACCGCGAGGTCAGCATTGCAGAGATGCGCCAGGGCGATTACCCGGTACTGGTTGAGGCCACCGCCGAAGCCGCTGCCGAACTGGAAGGCATCGTCAGCACGTATTACGGCATGCCGCCAAAAGCATAACTGGGGCCACGGCCCCAACAGGAGCAGAAGACATGAAACCCCTGAGCTATGAAGCCCGCACCCAAATCCCGAATGCCGCTGCGATTGAACGCATCGTTTCCAGCGTGATCGCCGAAGCACAGCACGCACAACGGCTGGGCTATCCAGACTGGAACGTGACGCTGCCGCAAAGCGTGATCACCAGAAACATGGCGCGGGAAATCAAGCGACGCCTGAGTGCTGCAATTCGCGTTGAGGTTGACCTGGTGATTACCGGCACGACCGATGACGCAGACGACGGCAGCGCCGCACCAGCTGAGCTACTGCCTCACATGCAGCGCACGATCAAGCTGTTGCTGAATCCCGCGCCGCATAAGGTTGAACGTCGTGAACACTTCACCAACCTGCCCGACTTCTTGCGCACCCCGGTTTTTTTTGGGTCCTTCCCCGGTCCTATTTAACTCGCGGGCATTGCGCGCCGCGTGTTTTCACTAGCTAAAAATTTTTCGTTTTTTGGGTAACAGGTAACAGGTAACGCGACCGATGAATCAGGCCGATTTTGCAAAACTTCACAACGTTAGCCGGAAGACCGTCACGACGTGGAAGGCACGCGGCTGGCTGGTTATGGACGGAGAAGAGGTGAACGTGGAGGCGTCAAACGCCAACATTGAGCTACACCGGAAAACTGTTACCCCGGCCCAAAAAAAAAAGAGATCGTCCGTAATCGAGGTAACACTCCGGCTGCGGATCGAGGTAACAGCGGATCAGCCGGTGACGGTGACAGCGACGACGAGCACATAGCCGACGTCGCCGAGCGGCTGGTTAAAGAGTACGGCGCAAATCTCACATTTGATCAAGCCCGAACCGTTAAGGCCAACTTCCACGCGAAGCTGGTGCAACTGGAATATGAACAAAAGGCAGGACGCCTGCTCCCCTTCGAAGACATGCTCAGCGCCATCGGCGATGAGTATGGACGCGTCCGCACCCGCCTTATAGCCATCGCGCCCGAACACGGGCCACGGCTACGTCTGCTCGCCCTGACCAGTGACGACACGGAGTTCACCGCCGCGCTACAGGAGATCATCCGCGAAGCTATGGAGGAGCTGAGTGCAGACAGAACAACAGGGCCAGACGGAGGCTAAACCATCCGCCTGGCAGAATTTCAAAAGCCTGCTTCTGGCCGTGCGAAAGGCGTTAAAACCGCCAGAGCCACTGCGCCTTAGCGAGTGGGCGAACAAATACGCGGTGCTGTCGAAAGAGACATCCTCGCAGACTGGCCGCTTTCGCTCGTTCCGCTATCAGGACGGCATTATGGACGCCTTCACCGATCCCACGGTGGAGACAGTCACGGTCATGAAATCGGCCCGCGTCGGTTACACCAAAATCCTTGACCACGTAATCGGCTATTACATCGCGCACGACCCGTCGCCGATCCTTGCCGTTCAGCCGCGCGAGGATGACGCCGAAGACTACAGCAAAACGGAAATCGCGCCGATGCTGCGCGATACGCCGGTGCTGGCCGCAGTGACCGGCGGCCCGAAGGCAAAAGACAGCAACCAGACGATAGCGAAGCGCACCTTTACCAACGGGGCGAACCTGACGCTGATTGGCGCGAACAGCCCCGGCGGTTTTCGCCGTATCACATGCCGCATCATTCTGTTTGATGAGGTGGACGGTTATCCCGCCAGCGGTGCAGGTAACGAGGGCGACCAGATTGCGCTCGGCAAAAAACGCTCCGAATCGTTCTGGAACCGCAAGATTGGCATCGGTTCAACGCCGACGGTTAAAGGCATTAGCCGTATCGAGAAGTCGTTCAACGAGAGCGACCAGCGTTATTACTACGTGCCTTGCCCGCATTGCGGGGAAATGCAGGTGCTGGAATGGGGCGACCGCACGTCGCCCTACGGCATCAAGTGGGACCGCGACGAGGAAGGCAACAGCCTGCCTGAAACGGCCTATTACGCGTGCAGGCATAACGGCTGCGTAATCCAGCACACCAGCCTGCCGTGGATGCTGGAAGGCGGCGAATGGCGCGCCACGAAGCCCTTTAAGGGCCACGCCGGTTTTCACGTCTGGACCGCCTACAGCCTGTTTCCCAACGCAGCCTGGAAAAAGCTGGTCGAGGAATGGGTAGGCGTTAAAGACGACCCGGTGATGCGCCAGACCTTCATCAACACCACGCTGGGCCTGCCCTATGAGGATTCCGGCGAGAAAGCCCTGAGCGAGAAAAAGCTGGTCGAGCGGACCGAAGTGTACGGCGCGGAAGTGCCGG